CCGAGGGCCGTGCCGTAGCCGGTGCCGGATTCGATGTGACGTGCGTGGTCGAAACGGATCGACATCACGATCGTTGCGGCTTCGGAAGCCGAGTAGTCGCGGTCACCGAAGTCAGCCGACATGATCTGGCAACCTTCGAGGTACCATGACTGGACAACGCCTTCGTCACCGTCAAGCTGGTCGATGACAGCGGCAAACTTGTAGTCAGAGCCGGTCTTGGCCGTGTTGAGCCAACGACCATCAAGGTCGGCGCCGATCAGGCGCTGTTGGGTCTCGAGCTGGTTCTTGACAACGGTAGCGGCGAGACCGGTGATGTCGTCTTCAACCGTGACATTGATTGGTTCCCACGAGTGCTTGCCAGCAACGTAGGCGACAGAGTTGTAGCGGTGGAGCGCCACTTCTTCGAATGTCAGATTGGGCAGAGTGATGGTGGTAACCTGCATTGTCAGGTCCTTGCCATTGGTTGCCACTGCAGCACCGATGTTGCGGAAGAGGATGCGGAACTTGTTCTTGAGCCGTGGGTGCAGGATACCTGCGCCGGCGCCGGGGATACCGAAATTGCTGAGTGTTGCCATGTCTTCTCCTGAAGGGAGTTGTTTCTACGCTTGATGACCTATTTATGCCGCTTGCTTATCCGAGCATCACTTTTGGAGCGGAGACAAGAATGGGAGACCGAAGCCTCCCATTCAAATGAGTCACACCACCTTAGATGGCAGCGCCGCTGGACACAACGCGGATTGGGATGTAGATGAATTCGGCCGTCTTCGTTGGCTTGATAGCCACGTCAAGCCAAAGCTCATTGCGATCCACGCGATCCGGGGTGTTGTTCGAGTCATCGCAGACAGAGGCGTAGTCGGTGAGACCACGCTTGATGAGGATGTCGTTCATGATGCCGTCAGCCGCCGACTTCAGGTTGTCACGAGTGATCTGGTCATTCGGTTCGAAGACGAATGGCAGAGCGCCCTTGCGCAGCGAGCGGCGGAGATACATCACGAGACGCATGACGTTGATGCGGTCGAGAGCCGAGGCAGCAGGTGCCGACGTCTTCTGACCCCAAACCAAGATGCCACGGCCTGGGAAGAACGTGATTGGGTTGATGTTCTTGTCGTACTCGTACAGGTTGTCAAGCTGACCTTGGCTGAGGACCGACTCAATGAAGGTCGTTGCCGTGCCAGGAGTGCCGCTGAAGTAGCCAGTCTTCGAGACGCCAGTGACGACGCCACGTGAGACGCCGGCTGGTGCCGACCAAACGTAGCCGACGTTGTCGCTGTACGTGATGGTGGCGAGGGCGGTGCCTGATGGAGCGGCGAGAACGTTGCGACCGTCGATGTTCGAAGCGAGCGACCATGGGTAGTAGTACGCTGCGTTCTGGTTGCTGAAGCGATCCGAGGTCATGGCCCACTGCGCGACTTCGTCAGGAGTCTTGTCGCCTGGGACGTCGCCGAGAACGAAGGCTTCTTCATGCACGGCAACTGACAGGTTCAGCAGCTCATCAACGACTTCTGGATAGCCAGGGCAGAGGATGAGGTTGAACTCGTAGAGTGGCGAGCGAACGTCGTTGTTGCCGTTGATGGCAGCCTGCAGAGCGGTCACGATGTCGAGACGACGAGCGGCATCAGAGCTGCCGAGTGGCGAGCTGATGGTGACAGTCGAGGCAGTGACAGTGAACTTGTCGGCACCAGTGTAGCCAGGACCAGCAGCACCAACGAATGGCGTGGAGCCTGCGTTGATCGTGAAGCTGATGCGGCTGTTGCCGAATGGTGAACCGATGACGCCTGAACCGCAAGGACCAGAGACCGTGCCAACCACGTCGAAAGCGGTGGCCGTCGTGAAGTAGATGGTGAACGTTTCAGGGATGAGCTGAGCACCTTGAACGAGCGACGAGATGGTGCCAGTGCCGGCTGGTGAACCAACTGGGGTCCAGACATACGACAGCGCGAACATGAACTTGTCACCAATGGCGAAGGCGGTGCCGCCGGCGGCCAGTGAGAGGTTGACAGTTGGCGACGTGAAGGGAGCACCCGTGGCGCCAGCGCCGATGTAGCCGTCAACGCTGCCAGTCACGGAGAAGTTGGCACCCGACGTGAGGGTGGCCAGCGACGTGATGGTAACGGTGATGATCTGTGGGCGAGCCTTCTCGTTCGTGGCCGTGATACCAGAGATCGTGCCATTGCCGATGCCGTTGTAGGACGTCGAGCCGGGGGTCAGGATCGGGGTGCCGAGGCTGGTAAACGTGATCGGTGCATCGTCGAGGTTGACATCAGCGCGAACCACATAGGCGCGGCTGCCTTGGTTCAGGAACTGGTTGAGTGCGAACAGACCGTACTCATTGCGAGCATCGCCGTGGAACTCGTTCTTCGACGCGTCGTTGCGGAAGTCAGGCACGCCGTAGAGCTGAAGAGCCTGCGTGCGCGAGGTGACCGTGCGAACGATGCCGTTTTCCTGGGTGCCGACGGCCATTGAGATGCCGTTGGGCTGCTTCTTGTTGGCCTTCGTTGCAACGAAGAACAGCGGAACAGTCGGAGCTGATGCCGGAATGAAGAAGCTTTCGTTGATGACCGTGACGCTAACGCCTGGTGAAACGAGAGTTGCCATTGTTTTCTCCTAATTGACAGCCCTAATCAGCTGCTCTGGTTGATTCATGGTGTATTTATGGGTGTGACAGAAAATACCTTCCGGTAGAAGTCACTTTCACGGGAGCGGCACGGGCTGCTCTGGGACGGGTCCTTGTGGTGGTGGGATGAGCGTTGGGTCGGCAGTCGTGTCGATGACGACAGTGGCGAGTGGCGCGCCGAATGGAGTCAGGTTGCCGGTGGCATCCACCTCGTTGACCACCATCTCGCCAAGACTGGCAATCTGGATGATGATCTTGCGGACCAGGTCGTCCTTGACACCGATTGGGATGCTGAGGTAGATAGGCACCTCGAAGGTGAGGGTCCACACTGACATGCGACGGTCAGTTGAGGACGGGTAGTTCTCCTCATTGGCGATGTCGGTCAGCTCCACTCGCGTGATTCGAGTCCAGTCAAACTCGCCATCCGACTTCTGCAGCTGGAGGTCGGGATTGAAGAGGACAAGAATCTGCTCCAGAATCTGGTGCATCTGCAGCGTGTTGGACGTGTAGATGGACAGCTCGATGGTGGCGTTGTAGGGGATTGGCATGGACCGCTTGACAACCGTCAAGTCATCAGGGAAGACCCCGCCCGCCTTCATCGTTACACGTTGGTCCACGATGCCAGGTGTCCGACGACGCTCAGGGGCCAGCGCCAGGTTGGACATGTAGGCCGACATGGTGGGAAGGCTGAAGACCCGGTTTTGGGTGTTGCCAGCCATCACGGCAGCGACAACTCGGTCCTTGCTGCCAACGACCACGGGGACCGTCATGAAGATTTCCTCGTTGCACTCTCCCTTGCCGGTTTGGACCTGCAGGCCGTAGAAGATTGAGACGAACTGTAGCAGGTATTGCCGAAGCTGGGATTGGAAGAAATAATGCGTGATCATAGCTTGCTCGAGATGTCACGGACATCCTGCAGGTTGAGAATGGCCAGCTGTGATGGCTTGTGGGCCGAGCGCTCGGTGCGACGGTCAGTCTCGACGTAGATGAACTTGTTCTTGACGATGCTGAACTTGTAGAGACGTGGGGCGATGTTGAGCTGTGGATCGTAGTTGAGGCGGAAGAAGGTGCCGTCGGCCATGCCAGCCACGTCAGGCAGCTTGAAGCCCTCAAGATAGGGCGCACCGTCGGGTGGCAGACCATCCTCAACGTATGGACCAACGCCATCGTAGGAACCGCGTTGCCCAAAGCGGTTGGTGCCTGAGGCAGTCTCACGCACGTTGGTGCCCTTCTCTGGCACCTTGGATAGAGCCTCTGCCTGGTTGGCCTCGGTGATGGTGAGCGGCGCGGTCTGCACCTGCTCGATGCCGCTGAAGAAGGTGCCATCATCCACGATGTACTTCTGTGTGTCGACGGTACCGAGGATGTCTCGGTGCTCCTGCGATGGGAGGAGCTGCTGTGCGGTGAACTTGTAGATGACTGGCTTCCAACCAGTGGTGTAGCCGTCAGCAGCCCAGCCCACGTCAGTCACCTCAAGGAACTTCCGAACTGGACGAAGGTTGTGATCGTACTGCATCTGACTTGGTACTTCAAGCACGTCGCCGACCACGATGGGTCGGCCAAGATTACGCACCATCTCAGCGAAGGACGTGGTGAAGGTGTAGAGGTCGGCCACTTGAAAGCCAAACTTGGACAGGTCGGACTGGCTGTCGAGCGGTTGGTAGGAGGTCAGCAGCTGGATGGAGGCGTTCGCGTAGTCGCGGTCACGATTCTCCATCAGGAGCGTGTCTTGAATGTTGTCCAGGCGGGTGGCCTGGAAGTCAAACAGCTCCAACTTGTCCACAATCCAGGGCTCTGTGGTCATGACCCCATTGAACATCAGCGGGACAATGCGCCAGTAGCGAGATGGGCTGGACTGCTTCACATTGAGTAGCGCGGTCGGGATGTCAGGAACATTGACAACGTCAACGCGATACCACTCGAGCTCTACCTCAGCGCTGAACATGTCACCAGCCACGAATGGAATGGTGCCAGCGGTGATGGTGATTGAGCCGCGCGGAGAGTTGTACTGCTTGTTGACGGTGGCCACCCCGAGAATCTCGGTGCCAGTGGCGCTCGTGAACATGACCGTGAACGTGGTAGGTGTCAAGGCGATGGACATGAAGACACCAGGACGAGCGTCGTATCCAGGCTTGAAGTTGCCAAAGCCGCCATTGCCGGCACCAGTGAACTGCACCTTCAGCGGGTTGATCTTGTAACCACCATTGGACCGGTCTATGCGAATCTGGCGCACGCGGTTGATGGAGGTGACAGCCTGAGTGAGGCGAATGCTGGTGATGTGTTGCGCGGCAGCGGCACCAGGCGCATTGTCAGGCTGGCCATACGA